ACAGAAGATAATCCAGCCTACGGTAATGTTGAGTATGCCGATCCAGGTTATCAAAAAGATAAAAAGAAACGCTATCCAATAGATACTGAAGAGCATATTAGAGCTGCCTGGAATTATATTAATAAAGGCAAGAATGCTGATCAGTATAAAGACGGTGAGCTCTCTAAGGTTAAAGATAAAATAATCGCCGCTTGGAAAAAGAAGATCGACAAAGATGGTCCGCCTAGCGCTCAAAAACACGAAATGGAAAAAAGCCAGGAACTAATAGATGCTGAAGCTAAATTAGCAGAAGCCCAGGAGTTGGTTAATAAATTATTATTAGCATCAGATGTGGTAAATCCACCTGCTGCCGGAGCACCTGAAGAGCTTTTGAATCCAAGTGATCCAGTAACGCAGCAAGAATTTGCAGCACATAAAGCAAATCACGCTTTACTACAAGAAAGCCACTACGCTTTACAGGCAGCACATCAGAAACTTCGCGATGATCACGAGGCTCTTTCTGCAAAATGCGAAGCTATGGCAGCACAACATAAAATGCTAGCTGATAGTATGGAAGAAATGGGCAAAGCATTTAAGGCCGCAAGTGATGACATTAAGCTTAGTAAGACTAAGATTGAAACATTATCTAAACAGTCCTCAGCAGCACCAATTGAAGAAGTTAGAGCACATAAAAATGTAGCTCCAGAAATTTCAGGCTCTAAAGCATATGCAGTTTTTAATAGCAAGTAAACAATAAATCAACAATAAATTAATTTTTAACAATGGCATACGACGTATCAGGTTTGGTAAACTACGTTGACCAAAACAACCTCAGCCTTTTAAGGAAATCATTCTTCGCGAATAAAACGTCGAAGCTTGTAACCATTCAGACAGGTATTAAGTCCGCTGAAGCACTGAACCAGATCGACAATACATTTTCCTTCCAGGTAGATGGTTGTTCGTTCTCTCCAAATGGAACAACTACTTTCAGCCAGAGAATCCTGACTGTAGGTAAAATTAAAATCCAGGAAGAGTTTTGTCCAAAAGATTTGAACTCTAAATACACCCAGATGGAACTTGCCCCAGGCTCTGCCGATGACAAGCTTCCTTTCGAAGAAGTATTTATGGGTTTGATCACAGATCAAATTGCAGCTAAAATCGAAACTGCTCAGTGGCAGGGAGATACAGCATCTGGTAACCCGGATTTGGCTCAGTTTGATGGTTTGATTAAAATCATCTCTGGCTGTACCGGGTTTATTTCTGGTAATACAGGAGCAGTAACAGGTATCACAGCATCTAACGTTATCGGTGTTATCGATACTGTTTATGAAAATATCCCAACTCAGGTTTTGGATAAAACAGATATGAGAATTTTGGTTGGTTTTGATGTATTCAGGCTCTATACAGTAGCTCTAAAAAACAGTAACCTGTACAACTATCCAGTATCAACACAGGATTTTGAATTAGTTGTCCCAGGAACCAATGTGAAGATCATCGCCCTAAACGGCCTGAACGGTACAAATAAAGTTGTTGCCGCCCGCCTTTCAAACCTGTACTACGGTGTTGACCTGGTATCAGATGAAGATAATATTAAGCTTTGGTATTCACAGGACTTCCAGACAGTACGTCTGTCAATCAATTTCAAGGCCGGTACTCAGGTATCTTGGTGTAATGAAATTGTTTACTACGTAGCACTGTAAGGAAACAATTTTTAGAAAACGGGTGCTAAAATCTAGCACCCTTATAAATATAATTTACTCATGTCAACCTGCGCGTTAACACAGAATATACCGCTGGATTGTAGGCAGAGTACAGGTGGAATAAAATCCATCTTTGTTACGAACCTACTTAACCAAACAGCTGAACCTACCGTTTCCGGTGGTACTGTTACAGCGTATACTCTTACAACCGGCAATAAATTCTGGAGATACGATTTTCGTAAACAGACTGGTGAATATACAGAGACAGAAACATTGAGCGATTCTAACTGGACTATATTTTACGATACTGATATCAAAATTCAGTTTACAAAATTAGAAGTTAATAAGAGAAATGAAATGTATCTGTTAGGCCAGAACGACCTTGTGGTAATTGTGCTTGATAATAATGGCCAATATTGGTTAGTCGGTACCCGCAACGGTATGACTCTAACTAAGGTAGATGGAAAATCTGGAAAGGCATTCGGTGATTTCAATGGGTACCAAGTAGAGATTAAGGGAGCAGAACCATTCGCAGCCTATCTTTTACCGTCATCGTTTATAGCAACCCTGACTACACCTGCACCGTAATGGTCTAAGAAAATAAAAAAATAAAGGCCTGGATCGCATCTGGGCCTTTTTTGTTCTATGTTAATAATTACTCAGAATCAAATTAACCCGCTTGTCGTTACTCTGACTGAAAAGAAACAGCTGAGTACTAAAATATATTTACTCGAGCTGATAAATAATCAAAGTAATACTAAGGTATATTGTATTGCAAATGATGTTTCAGTCTCTCCTGACAGGTATAATGAATTTTGTATTACTGAGACGTCGCAGTCATCTGGCGGCACTAATCCATTTGACTCAGAGGTATCTCTGCCGTTAGATGGATTTTATTATTATAATATATATGAGAACCCTGATAGCCTGTTAGTACCAAGCGGATTAAATCAGGTAGAGACAGGAAAGCTGCTTGTATTATCAAATAAAATAGTAGTAACACCAATATACACATCGAGTATAAATCCGTCGCAGCAGGTATATACGCAATAAAATAATATTAAATGCCAGTTAAAAATCGCGTCCAGTTTAGCATTGCTCAGCCTTCATATGTAAGGCCAGGGGTTGCCGAAATTAAAACATCTGGAGGATTTCAGTCATACGGAAAAGATAATGCATACCCAGATTATCTTTTAAATATTTATTTTGGTAGCTCTCAGCATCAGGGTATTATTCAGCGTAAGGTTGATGAGATCATTGGTAACGGATTAATTTCTGCCTCTCAAAATCCAGAGCTTACAAAGTTTATTGAGAAATGTAATAACCGCGGAGAATCGCTAAATGATGTAGCTCGTAAATGTGAGAATGATAAAGAAATATTTGGCGGGTTTGCTATTCAGATTATTTATAGCAAAGGATCGACAAAAGAATCTCCTGAAATAGCAGAGCTATATTATGTAGATATAGCAAAACTTCGGTGGAATATAGACTATACTAAGCTGCTATACTGTAAGAATTGGAATAAAGGAGCAACGAATTTAAAGACGATCAAATATAACGTCTATGATCCTAATGATCCTACAGGAACAAAAATATATTATTTCTCTGGAACAATGACTCGCGACTGGTATCCGATACCGGCATATATAGGATCAATACCAGCTATTGAAACAGCAATTGATATTGCAAATTTTAATCAGAATACTCTTCGTAACGGCTTCTTTCCATCGATATCAATTACGTTTAATGATGGCGAACCGACCGAAGATGAGAAAGGATATATCGAAAGGTCGATTACAGAAAAGTGGGGCGGCACAAATAATACCGGAAGGATATTAATAACATATGCTGATAAGGATGGTACTGGACCTAAAATTGAGGCTATACCTCAGCCTGATCTGGATAAGCGTTTTGCAGAGCTTAAGCAGTCTGTAATTGAAGATATTTTTATTGGACATAGAATTACAGACCCGGCAATATTCGGACTTGCTGTAGCCGGTAAATTAGGTGGTGGAAATCAATATACGCAGTCTTATGCTATATTTCAGAACGTATATGTTAGACCTCAGCGTAGAATAACGCTTAGGGTACTTAATTTAATCTTAGAACCTATAATGGCAGATGCCGACCTTGAGGTGTTAGATATTGAGCCTATTAATAATGTATTTGGTGATGAGGCTTTAATAGCCGCAAATATGGGTAAGAGCGAAATCAGAACGCTACTTAAAAAATGGGGTTATATTGATTCTGTTGATCTTCCGCCTGGAGAAAAGACAATGGTTGAAACAGATATTTCTACCGGAGAAACAAACTCAGACGGCTCTCCAAAAACAGAACCGCTTGTAAAAGTAACTAGGCCGACAGTTAAGCTTTCAAAAGAAGAAATCAGAGATATTTTAAATCAATTAGAAGAAGATGCCGCTCAATCCGCTATCGTATAATGCTGTCTTTGTTAGCGAGGCCGCTCTTAAAGAGCAATCGCTAATTAATGATAATGTTGACATGAAGATGTTAACGCCGACGATTAAGTTCGTCCAAGATACATTCCTTCAAAGAATGCTTGGGACGGGGTTGTATGTTGACTTACAAAATAAGATTGCAAACATAACAGGAAACAATGTTCTGGTTAACGGAGTATATCCTCAGCTAAATACTAATGATAAATTTTTACTGGACGCCTATATCCAGCCGATGATGGTATGGGGTGTAATGAAAGAGGCTCCGATTGCTCTTACATATAAATATATGAATAAGGGTGTAGAGAAAATGTCTTCAGATAATGCCCAGAGTGCACCAGTAGCCGAATTAGAAAAGCTTGCAGATTGGGCGTATAATAAATTTGACTGGTATGCCCAGCGTCTTGTATATTATCTAAATGCAAATACGCAGCTATATCCTCAGTATTTAGTCGTAAAAACTTTAGATGATATTGCTCCGAGCGTTAGAGGCTACAGGACTAAATTATATATTGGAAATGGCAGAGAGGGAACTGGTGTGTGCGATCCGACTTTTTACTATAGATAATGGCAACTTTAATATTACCGTTTAATAATACAAATACAACCTTAAACCAGCTAATAGCTGTATTTGAGCAGATCGCCGAAGATCATGCTCAGATTAACTGTTTTGCATACGGTCAGGCTTATGAGATTGATGCGGTAACTGAAAATAACTATCCATTACTTTGGGTCTGGGTTCAGCCAAGCACTATCGGAATACAGTCTATAAAATATGTATTCAGAGTTTGGATTATGGATTTAGTAAATGCTGAAGGCACTTCCGTTCAGCAGGATGAAGTTCAAAGCGACACAGCTAACGTCCTATGGGATATTGCCTTTTTACTTAGAGATAAATATGATCTTCAGGTTTCCTTTGATATAACAGTAACACCATTTACTGAAGCCTTTAATAATAGGTCTACAGGATGGTATGCAGATTACACAATTGAAATCCCACAACAGTACGGCATTTGCGACGTACCGATAAAATAATAAAATAAATGTCAGGCCCGATTAATACTGGTCCAGGAGCAAATATAAATGATGATGTGGTTTTTAACGGACCAACATACGGTCCACCATGCCCGCCTAAAATATTAACCGAGGATTCGTCCTCTATAATATTTCAAGGGTCAGGCTCGACCTGCGATCCACTAACCGCATTCGTTAAGATATCAAGCGTATTCGGAAATAATATTTTTATTTTTAATGACGGTTTATATGCATCTGGTGGAACAGGCGGAGCACAGAGCTGGAATGATACGCTACTTGTTAATGTAAATACATCATTAACGCCGATACAGAACCAGGCTGGAATACCAGGATCAAGTCAGCTATATTGGCAATATACTACTAGCACCCCAGGCATAGGTAAGTATAATATTTTTTTAGATGATAGTTTTATAGACGGTGGCGGAGTTCGCGACCATACATTTGCATTTCATTCTTATAACTATCCAGCTCCAGGCTATATTCCGGTAGGCAGTGAGTTGCAATATAGATTTGCAGTTGAAAGGAAATGGTTTGGAACTTCTTATCAATCTGAGTTTCATATTCCGGAGTATGTAACTACGAGCGGAGTTATTCATAGGTTGGATTCGCGCTATGTAAATATAGCAACAGGAGCCAATGACTGGCAGGTAGAGTTTGAGAATTTGAAAGCGTGGACTGCTGAGTCTGGTCATATTGGAAATCCTTTTTTTGCTGTTAGTGGAGTAGGTGTTTGGCCTATTTTGCAGTTGCAGCCCAATGGTACGACACAACATCAGAGTGAGGTGAGATTGTATGGTGATAATACAACTTCATATAATAGTATATATTACAATATAAGTAGTGGTTTTACTATTGAAGCATTTGGTGCAGGTAATGTGTTTATGCACGCATTGGCGATGTATGGACCTAATACATATTTTTTTAATCAAACAGCCGGTAGTCCGTTAGATGTTGTATATTATTTGAATCAGATACCCGGTGATGGTCATTATTTTACTTGGCGCAATGGTGATAGTTCTTATTTGCTACAGGCGAATTCGGCTGTTTTTACAATGTATACGCGTGAGGCTCAAGTTTATAATCCGGATACGACAAGTGAAGCTATTATTGCAGTAAGTGATGGTGTTGGTGCGGGTTATATATTAAAAGTGGGATCAACATATTCGGGTTCACCACTTGGTATTGGAGTTGCCGGGAATGTGATTTTTGAGTCTTCTGGCGATACTGGTATGGTTATTCAAACATATCAGTCAACACCAATAAAGTTTGGAATAAATGCGGTACAGGTAGGTGATATAAAAACGACTGGTCAATGGCAATTTAATAACTATGGCTCAGGAACTTTTACTGGAACACAAACCAAATCTTTAAGTGTAGATGCTTCTGGAAATATAATAGAAGTACCAATATCAATAAATTCTTTATTAACTGGATTCGCTCAAGTTAGCGGAACTATAACATCAGCCGATACAATATTAACTGCTTTAGAAAAAATTGCATACGCAATTAATAATCATGGGGTGGTATAGCTGGTGGTGCT